AAATCTAATATCTCCTCCAACAATTCCAACTGTTACTTTCTTTTCAAGTAAATTACCTGAAGCATAGTATCCTGCATCTAAAGCATCCTGAATCTTTTTAATAATACCATCTGATCCACCAAATTTAGTATTACTTGAAGTGGTAAATGATAATGTGTAATCTGATCCACCATCTACTGCTATATCAAAAGCATAAGCAGTTGAAGCAGCTAATCCTGATTCTGTTCCTGATGTGATACCTGACATACCTAATTCTTGATAACCTGCTGAATAAAACTTACCACTAATTGAACCTGCAACAAAACCATCTGCAACTGCATCACCTTTTCTACCATAGCCAAATATATTCATTGCTTTATATTTACCTGAGCCATCTGTTTGAGCAGTTGAATATTTATCAAAATCTGCATAAGCATTGAAGTATGGAAATGATACCATAGCATCATCAGCATGAGTTGCAGCAGTTGAACCATATAATCCTCTTTTAACTGTTAGTGTACTGTTTGCCAAATCTGCACCTGTACCTACAGCAGTAACTTCTATAATTTCACTATCTATTTTAATTAAATCCCCAACCTTAAAGAACTTAGATTGTCCATCTTCCAAGTATATAGTTGTTACAGAAGCACTTGAAGTAATACTATCACTTGTTGAAGTATCTACATCTGCCCCTGAATCTTTTGCCATAGTTCCATGTGGTGCTTGATTATCTAATGTTTCTCCATTTGCAGCACTTGTTGCAGCAGTTTCATAATTTAATTGTCTTAAATTAGGTAAATAAAGAAAATCCCCTGAAGGAATAAGTAAAGATTGATTAGATGCAGCCCCATTAGTATCAGGTGAAGCATCTGCCCATTCCTCACCTGTTAATACAACTTCTACCCCAACTAAGCCTGTATTTTTTATTAAAAGAGCCTTACAACCTCTTAATGTATTTTGCCCTATATCTTTACCTGATGAAATTAAATCAATTACTGAATCATTATTATCTACCTCTGCATTTAATTTTACTGCAACATCATAATCACCTGATTTAATTGCACTAACTGATTCATTAGGAGTTGTTACTGTTAAATTTGTTGTAAATCTTGCCATAATTTTATTCCTATCTTAAATGATAAACTAATTGCATATTAACTGATAAATCTGCATTTGTGCCATCTTGTGCTACACAAGCCATTATTACTTTTCCTGCATCTACATCAGCAGTTGATACTGTTAAGGCTTGATAATAAGCCTGTTCTCTACCTGCCCCTGTAATAGTAGAAGGTGATGCACAATTTTCTACACCTGAAGATAAATCTCCACCTGTTGAACTATTTGAAGTATCTACTGTATAGCTCATAACAGAAAATTTAACTACATCACCACTTGCTGCATCTGCCCCAAACCATACATTGCAGGAATCTATTGTGATATTAAAAGGCACATACCAATAGTGCTTTACTGCAATATAAGCAGTAGAAGATATACTTAAAGTAGTTGCAGGAGTTGAACCTGTACCCATTTCTAATTCATTAGTATCTGTATGGTTAGATGATGCTGTTAAACAATGCCAAGTATCAGCAGTATCAGGAGAAGCAGAGGTAAAATCTAACCCAAATTCTTTAATATTAGTATTTACAATATGCTGACCTATCCCTGCTTTAACTAAATCATTAGTTGAATCAACATTAAGTAAAGCCTGAGAATCTTTGTTTGACACAGTAAATATTTGTGTGTGGTCTATATCAGGGCGAACAATAACTCGCCTTGTACTTAACCTCAATGCACTTTCAGTACCTTCACCATCAAGAACACTTCTATCACTACTATCAACTCCACTATTAGAGTTATTCATTTGGAGAATGTCTTTATAGCTACTTGCTTTTGTTTTTCCTGTTAAACTCATGCTACCCTCAATATTCTAAGTGTTGAACCCCTACCAAACATTGCATACCTACCTGCATCTGCTTGTAGTGTAACTGCAATATGCTCACCATTTTCTACTCTACCCATCCATCTTAAAGTAGTAGGAAGTGGGTCATCTCCTGAATCTACCTCAAATAAAATAGAGTGAACCTGTGTGCCTAAAGTATCTGCTGCTGTATTTATATACATCTCTAAACTTACAGTTCTTGTTACATTAATAGAAACTACAGCATCGCATACCACTTCATAAACACCTGCTTTACTTATACTAAATACTTTATTAGTATCATCCCAAGCAATGTTAGGTGAAACTAATGGTACAGTATTTACTACATCACCATATACAGTTGAACCTAATCCAAAGTTGTTTTCATTTGCATCCTGAGTTCCATCATCATTCAATCGTACAAATCCATATTCAGGCTGAAAATCAAAATCACCAATTACTTCTAAATTCTTTACTCTTACTTTATCAGTTGAAATTTCTAAAGCAGTTAATGTGCCATCTGAGTCCTTTACAGGCTTTAGGTTTCCATCAACTGCTCTATCTATTTGCAACGCTTTAGACATTATTTGTCTTTTATACCCTCTACCATATTCATACTAATATCAAAACAAGCCTCAAGAAGTTCTGCTTCCTGTTTTTCGTTTAAAATAGGTACATTTAACTTCTTATTAGCTTTTTCAATCAATAAAGGTTTGTTATCTTTCATGTACTTAATTACATAATCAATAGCAAATCCTTTTAAAAAACCTGTCAATTTATTCACTTTTTCTCCTTTAAAGATTTAGTCTTTTTCTCTAATTGTTCTACTCTTTCTATTAGTTTTTCCATCTTATAATCTAAATCGTTTTTATTAAAAACATAATCCATAATTGCTTTAACCACAGAAGGGGTTAGTAATTTCAGCACAGGAAACATTACTTAGTTTTCCATTCTTTATATTTTAAAGCCAATGTAACAAGTCCAATACCAATACCTATACATATAGAAATAAAGGTTGCCACAGGAGTCATAATATCAATCCAACCTAAAAAAGCACTACCAAATGAACTTGCCATACCTATTTGTGGATGACTCCTAAGTGTATCAATCATCTTTAACCTTTTTCTTTAAGCCATTACCTGATAAGGCTCTGACAATTTCTACTAAGGACTCATAAGAGGAACGCATATCTGCTAAACTCTCTTTTAAATCTATTTGCAACTCTTTTTGTTGGCTGATCAAAGTTACAATGATTGATTCTAATCTATTTTGGGACTCCTGAAGATCATCCATAAAGAACTTCTGTATGAATTGAGTTTGCTTCCAAATAAACCACATAGATGCACCTGCAACACTAACAGGGACACCAAGTTTTTCCACTATATCAATAAATCCTAATTCCATTTATTTATTCCCATCTATTAGTTCGCCCCAAACAGTTGCTTTGCCATCAATTATCTGAACTACATCTACAGTAAACTTACCCTTATCATAAAAATCTACTATTGCAAAAGCATGACCCCAATTAATCTTACGATTTCCAAGCCAAGCGTTCTTGTCAGCACTCATATCCTTTAAACAACCAATACTCCAAGCACCCTTTGCTCCATCCATGTGAGTAGCACTCATATATTGAACATCATGCCAATGACCATACATTACATTGCCACCTAATTTACGAAGATGATTAGCAGCATGATATTGACCACCATAATGATGACCATGATAAAAATTCATTTTGCCTATTTTAAGGAGCTTTCCACAAGGGTGGAATTTATATCCACGCTCTTTAAGTTTTAATGCATTTTCAGTAGCGTATTGGGATACATATGGGTGTTCCTCAACAAACATTTGCAGCCATAACTCATGGTTACCTTCACAGAAATGTTTTTCTTCGCATCCAACCTTATCAAGAGATTCATCAATGATGTCCATTCCGTCATTCACGTCTATAACATCTGTTTCAAGTTGTGGTATAAGCATTTCAAGAGGAGGTTTACGCTTACGCTTCCACTTCCAATGTGAGAAATTTTCCCACTCCCCTGTATCACCTAAATCAATATAAATGTCAGGCTTTACTAATTGTATTGCCTTACATACAACATTGATGGCAGGCATATCTGCATAGGGGAAATGCTTATCAGGAGTTACTACTGCTCTTCTAAGAGCTGATTTTCTCAACCTGATTCCTTACTGTATCTGATAATTCTTTTGCTCTGTTGGGTGTCTGTCTTGCCCATAAGCTATCAAGCATTTCATTGGCAGCTTCTTCCCAATCGCCTTCTTGTAATGCTGATATTGCTTTTCTAAATTTTGAAGTTCCTGTAACACCAAGCTGATAACACATATTAAGGATCACCTCCTGTACTTCTACAGGCATATCCTCAAGCCATTTAAAACGAGCATTGGCATTACGCTTTAATTTTTCTAATTTTCTGATAAGGATTTCTTCTGCGATGTCCTCATCTAATACTAAATCTTTTATTGCAAAACCATATCCTATAGTAGGAATACCAAGAGAGTCGTCATAAACGTGTTCAACAAATCCCTCGTGTTTTTTAATGTTTTCTAATAAGTCTTTCATAATTCTCCATTGGGTTCTTGATTTCAACAGGCATAAGAGATAATTCGTGAGATTTGTAAATCTTTGAATTAGGGTATTTATCATTACAATATCCAATCAATGGTTTCATTCTTTCTCCAAAAGTATTATAAACCTTCCAATCGCTCCATTCTGCCATTGTGGTTGGCTCTTTATGTTTAAAAATACCAACCTTTTTACTTTTCCCATTCCTTACGAATTGCTTTAGAGCTTTAATGTGCCTCTTTTTATAAGAGAATCCACCTTCATATCCAATTACATTTCCGTCAATCCCTGCTGTATAAACTTCTTTATACCCCATATCGCAAGCAAAGATTAAAGCAAGGTGTCCTGAATAAAGATTCAATGTAGCATCTTTATAGCTAAACATCTTTGGTATATCAAAATAATGAAAGTCATCAGGGTTGAGTCCAATTTCTATCATTCCCTTGTAAGCCTCTTTTGATTCCTTGTTATATGCAGGAACATTAGAAACTTTTATCCCCCCACTCTTATGGAATCTTGGAGAATGTTCTGAAGCAACTACAAACTTAGAGTTATAGTTTTGGAAATGACAAGTGATTAAATCTCCGTCAAAATCCTGCCAATTATCAAAAAGCAAACTTGTCGGTGCAGGTGGATGAAACCCTCTCCCTGTCTTATATGGAAAAGGGTATTTCAAAACACTCTTATAGTCAAGAGCATTATGCCCTAAAACTAAAACCCTATCCGACTCTTTAAATCTTTGTAATTCTTTAATAATTATAATATAAGGGGGAGATAACTCCCCCCTATATATTTTACTTACCTAATCCTATGGATTGGTAATTTGAACTAACTGTTTTGGCACAGCCACTAATGAACCATAGTATGCGTGTGTAGCAACTTTATGACCTAAGAAGTCTACAGAATACTGTGAAACCATTTTAGGTTTTTGTGAATAAGCCAAAAAGATGTTACTTGGTTTAAACACAGCCCCAACAACATGATTAGCAGTTCCGTCTGATGCTGCTATAGAATTAGTAGCATAGACAGGCATACCCATTACAGAGCCAAGTAAACCATTTTGGAATACATATTGGTCTTTAACGTAATCAGCATTAACAAATTGATCAAGAGCTAACAAGTCATGTAATAGTTCTGCTCCTACTGCAAGAACATATCCATCGGCAGGATCAATTCCTGCTGCATATAAAGACTTAATTAACAATAGCAACTCAGCAGCAGTCAATGCGTTATCGGCAGCCATTGAGTGTTCCGTATAATCAGAACTGTAAGTTGTTAATAGTGATGAAATATGAGCATCTATCGCTTTTCCAATAGCAAACCCCATTGCCTCTGCGTGCATTGCAAGTAAGTCAGGATTAGCTTGTATTTCTACGATGTCAGGATATATCCTTGCATAGTAAGCCATTTGATCTACTGTCAATGTACCTGTTGAATCATTAGGGCTTGTATACCCTACTGCTGAAGTACCTTCTGTAAATGAAGATATTGTTGTAGTTGTAGCTGTATTTTCAGTAACACGAGGAACATTAATAGTATCGCCCCCATTTTTTACCATAAAGCTAACATCATTAGTTAAATTCGCTAAAACGAATTTCTTTTTAATATAGTTTTGTACCCCTGCTGACCACAGCTCAGGTACAAAAGCATCTGCATCAGTATTAGCTGTACCGACACCTGTAATATTATTTGCCATTTTTTATCCTTTTAAGATTTATTAAAGCCTTTTACTATCTCTCCCCAATTTTGTCTTCTTTCCTCAGCATCCATCTCAGCCCAATTACCATGTGGCTTTGATACTTCTCGTGGATTGCCAACAATTTCAGGAGCGTTTGGCTTCATATTATTAATTTTATTAGTTACAATTTCAAGAGTTTCTAAGTCTAATTTAGACATAGTTTCTCTCTCATCTTCAGGAAGGCTGTTTAAAAGGTCTTCACGTTTTTTAGTTTCATAACTTGCCCATTTATCAGCTTGAGATTTATATTCTTCCATCTCACCTGCTGTTTTTTCATATAAAGTTTTGAAATCCTCTTTCTCTTTTAACTTAGCTTCTTCAGCTTTTGCTAATTGAGATTCAAGTTTTGCTAAACGTGCCTCAGCATCCTGCGACCTTTTTCTATACTTTTTGCTTTCTGCAATTAATGCACCTACGTCAGTCGAATCCGTAGTTGCCTCTTGTGTAGTTTCCTCACTTACTGTTTCGGTAGCTACAGTTTGATCTTCGGACATCCTGTCCTCCTATATATTGTTATTGAAATTTATACTATACAATATCTTGCATAATACAGATACGATAACTTAAATTAACTTACTTGTAAGATGCAAGTATTAATGGATAATCAAACACAATATAAACAGCGATGGTTTGACTTCATGGGGTATAAACCTCATTTAGGTCAAAGAAAGCTCCATTTCCCTGATAAAGAGTCAGCACAATTCTTTGTGATGGTCTGTGGAAGGCGATTTGGAAAAACAACTGCATCTGCAATGGAGGCTACTTACTATGCTTCACAGCCGAACAAAAAAATATGGCTTGTTGGTCTATCTTATGATAAAGCTGACTTAATGTTCAGGGAAGTGTGGAAAAAAATGGTAATTGGAAAGGCAAATGACATTGAAAGAGCCTCTGAAAAAGAAAGATTTATAAAATTTAAATGGGGAACTACTGTAGAAGCTAAATCTGCTGATAACCCTGATTCTCTTGTTGGTGAGGGATTAGATTTACTCATAATGGATGAGGTTGCTAAGATGAAAAGGAAGATATGGGATATGTATCTTTCTCCAACCTTATCAGATAGGAAAGGTAAAGGTATTTTCATAACTACTCCTGAGGGATTTAATTGGATTTATGACCTTTTTTTGCTTGGAAAGGCAGATGATTTATGGGAATCTCATCAAGCTCCTACTTGGGATAACAATGTAGTGTTTCCTGAGGGTAAAAAAGACCCTTTTCTTATTGAACGTAAAAGAAATATGTCGAAGGAGTTGTATGAGCAGGAATATGGTGCGATGTTTACTTCATTTGAAGGTAGAGTTTATCCGTTTGATAGGAATTTGGACATGGGTGAATTTCCCTATAACCCGAATTATCCAACTTTTTGCTCAATAGACTTTGGATATAGGATGCCTGCAGCCTTATGGTTTCAGACTTATGTTGTGGGTGGATTAACACATATAAACGTAATAGATGAGATTGTACATAAGCAAAATATTAAAACTGATGAATTTGCTGAAATGATTAAAGCGAAACGATATGCTGTTAGAGAGTATTATGGCGATCCTGCAGGTATGCAAGCTCAAGGGCAGTCAGGATTAGGTGATATTGAGATTTTTAGGCGTAATGG